AGTGATTGTGTGCCTGGTTGACGATATACGAAGTTGTAGCACAGACTATCACAGTGACTTGCCTTACTTGTTTGATCCCGACACCACAGTCATAACCGACAACTATATCACTTGTCCCACGCAGTACCGTGTGATAAGATTGCCCGCTAGTTTCTTGGGAATCTATCACTATGTGCCCAGCAACCAAACATGGCAGCCAGAACGAGATTTTTCTTTTGCAGTAAATCGAATTGACCAACGCAGATTTATGCTGATGTTGGAAATCGGACTCAGAGTACATTTGCACAAAGGCCATGTAAATTTCAACTGTTATCGTCCAGGAAATTCCGTAGTGTCAGACCCTGCTCTTATTTCCACAACCCGGGCATTAGAACATTGGAATAACCATTGGAACCAGACCAGCAACGAAGACAAATCAAAATATCAAAAAAGTTATGAATTGCTAACAGCACAAATGCCTGTGCGCAATTATGAAATAGAACATGATGAAATTTTTAATCGGTCATATGTTAACATTGTGGCCGAAACCTACAGCAGTGACAACAACATATCACTGAGTGAAAAAATATTCAGAGCATTGGTAACACCTGCTCCGTGGACCGTATCGTCGGGTCGATACACAGTGGCCTATTTAACTAGCTTGGGATTTGATACTGTGTCAGATCTAATAGACCACAACCATTACGATAGACTAATAGAAGTGCAAGAGAAGCAACGCATATTTGTATGGAAAAGCCTTGAAACTATTAAATCATTGAAGTCTCAAGATCTAACTCTGCTACAAGACAGATGTCAACGTGCTGCCACACACAATCAAACTGTATTGGCCGCAATGGCTGCTCGGTGGCCCAATGATTTTGCTCAGTGGATCAGCATACTTACACAAACGCTAACCAATCCACAGGCGATCGAACCCATTCAGTGTCAAATTTAAAATTCTTAACTTGACCGTCAAGATAATTTTGCATCATTGTCAATCTAAGATCAATGTTATGTAGATGATGTGTAGTGCTGTGATCGCCAATTTCCAGCCAATCAAGTCCATGGTCGGCACCAGGCTGGGAAGGTGTAACTAATATTGTTGTATGGTTAGTATCAAACTTGATCAATCTTATCAAGTCTTGATCGTTGTTAATTTGCTGCCAAGTGTTGTATTGTACAGCGTTCGATGCTGTGCATGTTATAACAACACTGACTGTGGATATTTTGGGATTTAGTTGCAGTGTCATCAGTCGTGTGTCGCCACAATCAACTATGTACTGTTCATGTTGTTGGTGTATCAACAAGGGCTTTCGTATGGGCTCTTTGTGTAAATTTTGATAAAAATAGTTGACCCGCAGTAATTTTGCAATTTCGTTTTGCAGTCCTGCTGGCCAAGACAACAAATCAGTGCCATACAAATCTAATGCTTGATTTACCACAGAACAAGATCCTTCGAGTGTCTGTACCGGAGTTAGTTGTGCAATGGGAAATGCTGGATGGTAAAACATGCAGTATGTTGACCCAAGTGCTGTTTTTATTATATCTGTCATATTGGTATTTACTTGTAAATATAAACAATGATTGAAATACACGGTCCTACTTACACCTACTCTGGCGAGATTCTGTCCAGCCCCGAAATTATTTTGGTTCGTGACCACCACTATAATCCCGACGAACATTGTTATCATGTGGAAAAATTATTGGAAAACAGTTCATGTGATCCGCAACAGCATCTGTTGGTATTTGATCACGTCAATATGCAAGAAGGATTAACCCAATATCCGCATGTTTGTTTACCTATGTTTTTGGCCCGAGAAAATAAAGAATTTATACATCAAGACATACAACCAGATTGGAGTTGTAAAACAACTACATTCAACTTTATGATCAACAAACCCAGACCCAACAGACGTCGATTGTTGGCATTAATCGAACAACATAAATTAACCAATTATTGTCATTCTCTTGCGTGGAAAACAAATGACATTAATACCATACCTGTAACCAACTATGTCTTTGGCCCCGAAGTTGCAATGGATCAAGGAGTTCGTAACGGTTCATTTAAAAATGCACACACCTATAATAAATTGTTGCAGAAAACAGTGTTTGAGCCTGCTTGTGTTTCTTTGATAACTGAACCTGCGTATTATGAAAAAGAAACTATAGTAACAGAAAAGACGTTGATGGCATTGTATGCAGGAACTATTCCAATTTGGGTTGGCGGTTGGCGCATAGCAGATTATATGGCCAGCATGGGATTTGATGTGTTTAATGACATTGTTGATCATAGTTACCAAAGCGAACCAGATCCTGAACTGCGATGCAACTATGCTGTAGAACGCAATCTTGAACTGTTGACAAATTTTGATCTAGCTTTTGTCAGCATTGAGTTAACACGCCTACAGCACAATTATGATCTGTTACAACAAAATGTTTTTTTAAAAGATGTGCTAGAAAAAACTCAACGATCAGAGTTACAGTCAATAGTTGCGCAGGAACTTTTCTAGATCACCATACAGTTGTGACATGACTGCTTCGCGACTACCAAACATATAAACACTGGTTGGTATGCGTTTGTCAATTCTAATATAATACGGACTTTGCAGTTTGCGATCAAGAGTTAACACAATGCGTCGATTGCCCGGGGTTGGTTTGATCTCTAGTTCATAATGTGCTAAATCTAACACACGACTGAACACATAAAATCCATGTTCGGTAAGACGCAGGCCACCGGTCTTACGAATGTTTGCCCACCAAGTCTTGACAGCAACTTCAACGGGCTCGGCAAATTCTTCTGGCAGATTGGCCACCAGTGCTTGGGTTAATTTTAGTTTATCACGCACCACTGGGCTGAACTGTGTCGCCCTGGGTCAACAATACCACAGTGAACTTGTCGGTCTTGAACTGTGCGTTTAGTTTCTTTGAAAGATTGTGTGCATGGCCGGGATTGGAGAAACTGACTTTCTTGTACTTGGGCCCAGGGTGTTGCACCAACATGTTGCTGGTTTTGAGATTAATAGGAGAGTTGTTGTAGAACACAGCCCACACCCCTGCTGACGATAAAACCTGTTCAGTTTTGTACGTGGTTTTATTTGTCAGTTCTAGAATAACTTTGGGTTTTGGTCTTGACATTCATTAAACTCCTACATTTATTTATGACAAATATAGGGACTTTTTAAAATGCTCCACCCTTCATTTCCACTGTAATTTCGCTTTCTTGTGCGGCATTTACAGCAGATTCTCTTGCGGCCTGTAGTGCGATCAACAGCCTTGTGAGGTCAGCATGGAGATCCTTGGCATCTTTGATGGGCATGGTAAAGTCTCTGGCACCACGTGCTTCAAATCCTTGAAGACGTTCGATAAATCGTTGAATGTGTATCATCTTGTCAAGTATCCTTTTAAGTCTGGCGGAGTCCATCCCTGAGGCTTGAGCACTTTGCCATCTTCGCGTTTACGCACCCGGCCTGTTTCGCGATCAACCTTGGCAAAGTTGGTTGCCATAACTTCTTTCCATGCACCTTCGCCATCAAAGCCTGCTGAATGAATGGCTCCAATTGTAACAACCAAGATGTCAATCAGTGCATCCAGTTGTTCAGTCAAGTCGTTGGCTTCGACGGCTTCTCGAAGTTCTCGATGCTCTTCGTCTATTAGATTCAAATACATCTTATATTGTGAAATAGAGTAGGCATCGACCTTTTGGTCACAGGCCTTCATGAACTTTTCTTGATCTCGGAATGGATTTGTCATAGTGTCACTTGTTCTTTGTTCTTAAATGGGCCTTGGTAAGGATAGCGTTGTAGTGCAATCAGTTTGGGATCCTGAATGATCTTCCAATTTCGTCCACGCTTGATAGAATACCATCCTGCGGCAAACCAACTTTTGCTTTTGGCAGTCTTGGTGTAGATTGGCAAGTGATGCACCACGTCCCACACAGGATTATAACAACGACCTGCTACCGGATATCCGTGTACAGAGGTATTGTCAGGTTTGGATGTTGTTTCTTCTTTGGCAAATACAATGTTTGATTCTTTGGCCGCAAGTTTGATTGTTTTAAATTGCTTGACTTGATTGTTGATACGAACTTGATATCCGCCATTCCATGCTTCGATGTTGCCAACTTTGCGATCATCTTCTTGTAAGATCCAAAACTGTTTGTCTGCTACGACTTTAGCTACTAACATTTAAAACTCCTTTATATGTTTCATTCAACCAACGGCCAAACCCTTCGGCGTTTTCACTACATCGTACTAGATCATACTTGCCGCAAAATTGCATAAACCTTACGCCCACCTGTCCGATATCCTTGTGCGAGATCTGTTCAATGATAGCAAGATCCACTGTGTCTTTTACTGCCTGTGGTTGATGTGTAAGATCAATCAACTGACGATTGCGTTCATAGTCATCCAACACACGATGTTCTTCACCGTTATGGTCTGTCCATCTTTGCAACATCATGTTGTTCCAGTTGTAGCCTTTGGTTGTACGGTCTGCAAATGCTTCTTGTAGACCCACCTTGTTCTTGGTGCCTTTTGTTCGCACACCAGGAAATGCAGAGAACACATTGTCGCTGGTATCGCCACGCATACATTTTTCGAACAACAACCATGCAGGATCAGGAATCTGTTTGGGTTCCTTGGTCTTCTTATCAACTACAGGTCTACCTTTGGCATCATAAATGCCTTCTGTGGTGATAAGTTCGTCTGTGATACCATTGTATTGTTTTACGTTTGCGGCCAGCAACTGCACAAAATCTGTGTCGCTACTGATCACAATGTGTTCGTCTTGGGGATGTAGGGTAATCCAACGGGCAATAATGTCATCGCCCTCTGCAGTGGGACATCGAATCACACTGCAATTGGTTCTTTCTGACAAGTATTTAGTCAAATTATCATACGTTTCCCAGAACATTTTATCTTCTTCTGCTTCTGTTTCTGTAAGAGCGGCACGGGCTACAGCACGGTTTGCTTTGTAGGGTTTGTAGTGATCTTTGCGCCAGCTACGTCCCTCCAGTGCAAAAACAACATGGTCTGCTTCAAAACGTTTAACAACCTTGTTGGCACTCATC